GAGAAGGTCACCACTCGTGGTGGCTTTTTCTTTTTACTTGCAGTTCTTCACACCTTCTAATCACAGGATTACAACCAACCTTCAACTAATAGTATAAGTTAACTAAGTATCCCTAGTATTAAATCAAAACGGGTACACAATATACAGTATGTTGTACAGATACACACACAATATATAGTATGTGTAGCAATATGGATTACGTCTACGTCAGGAAACGATAATATTTGTGGGCTTTCACATAGGGGGGTTAAATGTGGGCGGCGCTTTATATATATGTAATATACACTTAGAATATGCTGTTAAGTAGGGTACAAGATGTAGTGGTACAACATATAGTGGTGTACCGTACTGCTAGTAAAGGAAGTGTTTTTTTTAAAGTAAGGTTATTTAATCAATATAGTAAACACAGCTAACCCTGTGTCATCCCTCCCAAACCGATAACAAACCATTTTATGACTTATTTTAATATATGAAGTAATGGGCTTTAACCCCAGTTAAGATGGTCCTGCTAGTCCACGGTAGTACACGTATTGAACAAGAATCCTTTTCTAAAAGCAGGAAGAACTCTCTGATTGTTTGTTAACTGTATCACATAAATTAATTAATTACAAGTTTCACTATCTGTGCAGTTTGTGATATAGTGTTTATGGGTTTTATGATTCTTTATTCATTTGCCCTCCTTTCTGATTGAACGACCCACCCTCACGCAAGTGAGGGAGTCGTTATCAGTAAATAAAAAAATTTTTTTCCCCCTACTTAAATTACAACAATTAGTAATATGAATATGCCTGGAAGTACCAGGTGCAGCATATGAGGATATGCTTCAATTATATGAAAGAAAGAAAACTTTTCATCTAAGTAACAGTACATGGTGTACAGTGTGAGGAAGAAATGTTTTTGTGGATTTCATGTTTTTCATAACAGTTTGGACAACTGTACGACAGAACCTCCCTTCGGGGAGGTTTTGTGATATCATAAAAGAAATAATATAGGAGCAAATATGCCAAAAGGTATTGGATACCCAAAAGGTATGAAGAAAAAGAAATCTTCATCTAAGAAAAAAAAGAAATAAGTTATGGCAGAGTATCAAGGTAAGTCTGTATCTTTAAATTCACCCTCTGCCATAAGCAAAGGTGAACCAGGATATGGTAGAAAAAAATCCAAGGTGTATGTACAAAAAGGTGACAAAGTAATCAAAGTAATGTTTGGTGACCCTAACATGAAAATTAGAAAAGGTAATGCGGCAGCTCGTAAGAGTTTTCGTGCAAGACATAAATGCAGTACGGCGACTGACAAAACCACAGCAAGGTACTGGTCTTGCAAAGCATGGTAAGGAAAAGATATGGCGGCTAAAAAAGGTTTATACCACAATATGAATAAAAGGAAAAAAGCAGGGACAAGTAGGTCTAAAAAGAACTCTACAATTAGTCCTAAAGCGTATGCTAATATGAAGGCAGGATTTCCTAAGAAAAAAAAGAAAACAACTAGTAAGAAAAAATAATTGAGTATTACAATCCCCTGTCCAAGATGTGGAGAGGTGTTGCTACCAAAGGACGATATGAAGTGTAAGAATAAAGAATGTGGTAATTATGGCAGATAAAAAATTATGTTACGCTGCAGGTTGTCACAGACCTTTACCTCCTAAAGCAAAAAAATATTGTAGTAAACGTTGTGCTAATAGAATCAATATGCAAAAGAAACGTGCTAAAAAAGCAGGTAAAGAATGGTCACAAATTGATGACGTTTTAGAAATACCTAGTAAAAAAACTAACGTACAATCCCGTAGAGGACAAGTGTATGAAGATATTGTCGAATCAGGTTTAGCAGCAGATATACATACAGAAAAAATAACTATGCAAGAAGTTGCAGACCTTATAGGCACAACACAAGGTGCAGTATCAATGGCTTACTCTGCGTATGTAGAAGATTTAAAAACTAAACAAGAACAAGATAAATGGTCTTTACCACAGGTAGCACAAAAATCCCTAGAAGATTTTGATGACTTTAGACAACGTTATTTTCAAACAGAACAAGGTATAGCATATGAAACAGCAGATTATCACAAGAGGTGGATTGAATCTATTATGAATGCTATAGATAACGGTGGACAGCATATGATATTATCACCTCCACGTCATGGTAAGACAGATTTATTAATTCACTTTGCTGTATGGCTTATTTGCAAAAACCCTAACATACGTATTTTATGGGTAGGTGGTAACGAAGAGATTGCAAAGAATGCTATAGGTTCTGTACTTGACCAACTTGAAAGTAATGAATTATTAATAGAAGAGATATGTGGACCTGGAGCAAAATTTAAACCTACATCACGTACTGGTAAATCTTGGTCACAGAGTGGTTTTACTGTAGGAACAAGAACAGTTACAGGTATTAAAAGTCCGACCATGGTAGGTATTGGTAGAGGTGGTAAGATTCTATCACGTGACTGTGACATAATTATTGCTGATGACATTGAGGACCACACGTCTACAATGCAACCTTCTTCAAGAGAAAACACAAGAAGTTGGTGGACAACAACACTTTCTAGTCGTAAAGAGGAACATACTGCAATGGTAGTAATTGGTTCAAGACAACACTATGACGATTTATATTCACATCTTTTAGAAAACGAAAGTTGGACTACAACAGTAGAAGAAGCACACGATACAGGTTGTACCTTACCTGATTGGAATGAAGATGACCATATTGACTGTATGTTATGGAAAGGTAAACGAACATACAAATGGTTAATGGATAGAAAACGTGCAGCAGAAACTACAGGTGGTAGAGCTATATACGAAATGGTTTATCTAAATGTTGCAATGCCTGATGGACTTGCCTTGTTTGATAGAGTAGAGATAGAGGAATGTCGTGACCAAAAAAGAGATATTGGTCATGTGCCAGTAGGTACTACACGACTTATAGCAGGACTTGACCCTGCATCTACAGGTTATCAAGCTGCATTTCTATGGGCTTATGATGCTGCAGAAAATAAATTACATATGGTAGATATGGATAATAGTTTAGGTGGTGGTATTCCTGTAGCACTAGAAGTGATAAAGAGATGGTGGATGAAATATAATTTATCACATTGGGTTATAGAGGAAAACGGTTTTCAAAAAGCAATACGACAAGATAAAAGTATTAGAGAGTTTGCATCAGGTCACGGTATATTTTTAGAAGGACACGAAACATTTAAAAATAAATTTGACCCAATGTATGGTGTTACAGCTATGCGACCAATGTTTCAAGAAAAGAAAATTTCTTTGCCATATCTTGGATTTGAAGCGCAAGAAAAGGTAAACTTATATACAAGTCAGTTAGTATATTTTAGTTCTGCAAAAAACAGAAGTAAAAGCGTAGGTACTAAGACTGATATTGTTATGGCTAGTTGGTTTCCAATGAGAGCAATTAGACGTATGCAAAAGGAACGTTTTGCTGAACTAGGATATGATTATAACCCTAGCTTTTCAGGGTACGAACCTAGTAACATGGATATAGATAATTGGAGTTAAATGCCTTTAAATAGTGAACAGATAGCAGAAAAAGTAGATTACCTACGAGCTATAAATCAAGAGGGAATGTTAGATAGGTCTAGGATTCGTGACATTATGAATGGTGGCGAAGCTGCTGTTAGAGCATTGCTTGGTGACAAAATGAATGTTGAATATAATCAACTACCTGCACCTAACTTATTTCTAACTGCACTAGAACGATTTGCACAAAAATTAGGTAGAGCGCCTGACTTAAAAGTAGATTTACTTAACGATAATGATTCACAACGTGCAAAAAAGAAATCAGAAAAAGTAGAACGTATTGTTACCTCATACGATAAATTTAGTAAATTACATAAACAACTACCACAAGCAGCTAGATGGTTGCCAGGTTATGGTTTTGTTGTATGGACATTAACACATAAACGAGATAGAAATGGTAATCCATATCCGTATGCTGAATTACAAGATTCATTTAATTGTTATCCAGGAAACTTTGGTAATGACCAAGAACCTAATGAATTAGCAATTATACGAAGAGTACCTCACGGCATACTTGCTGAACAATATCCTGAATCAAAACAATATATATATGCACAAAATGAAAAACAACAAAGTGCGTACTCAGTTCTTATAGAAACTACAGAACGTCAAGGTAGTTGGGCTAACTCAACTGGTCAAGGAAAAGTAGTTGTAGAGTTTAGAGATAAAGAAGGTACGTATATTTTCTTACCTGAAAACAATAAAATTATAGATTTCATACCTAATATGTTGTCCTCAGGTCCTTGTTTTGTAGTAGCTAAACGTTACTCATTTGACCAAATGCAAAGTCAGTTTCAACACATTACAGGACTTATGGCGAACATGGCAAAGATTAATATACTTGGAACTATTGCTATGGAAGATGCAGTGTTTACAGAAACAAACATTGTTGGAGAAATAGAATCAGGTAAGTATAGAAAAGGTAGAGGAGCTGTAAACTATTTTGCTCCAGGTTCTTCTGTATCAAAACCTGTTAACAATTTACCATACCAATTATTTCAACAAGTAGATAGATTAGAAAGACACCTTAGACTTGGTGCAGCTTATCCAGTATCTGATGATGGACAATCACCTAACTCATTCGTTACAGGTAGAGGATTAGAAGAACTAGGTCAATCAGCTTCTTTACACGTTAGAGAATATCAAGGAATTTTAAAAGAAGCTATGGAACAGTTAGATGCAAAACGTCTTGAATATGATGAAATTATGTTTCCTGATAAACGTAAACCTATTGCAGGTATGCATAATGGAACAGCGTTTAAAGAAATGTATACACCAACATCTGACATAGCTGAAATGTACGATACACGAAGAGTGTATGGGGTAATGGCAGGATTTGATGAGCCACAAAAAATAATTACAGGGTTGCAATTAAAACAACAAGGCATCATTGATACACAGACATTACAAGAAAACATGGATGGATTAGATAACATTACAAAGATAAAAGACAGAATTAATGCAGAAAAAGCAGAAACAGTTTTGTTTGAATCTTTAATGTCACAAGCAGCACAAGGTAACCCACAAGCTACTCTTGCTGCAATAGAGATTAGAAAAAATCCACAAAATATGACTGACATACTTGATAAGTTTTATACAGCAGAAGGTGAAGAACCTAGTGAAGAAGAATTAGCATTACTAGGACAACAAGGTGGACCGCAAATTCCTACAGGTCCAGGTGGTGGATTACCAGGATTAGAACAAGTATTAGGAGCAATAGGTCAAGGACCACCTCCACAAGGAGTTCCTAGTGGGTAACGAAGAAATATTAAATAAATTTTTTGACATGATTAATAATGAAGATTGGTCAGAAGATGTTTTTGTAGGTATAAAAAATAGTATACCAACTGCACCTACTACTCAGTACATTACAATACCAACACCACATCCACATTTTTTTATTAATTTAACATTTGAATACGAATACAATCCAACATTAGGAGATGACTTATATGAGTAAATACAATAGAGGTAGAAAAAGTAAAGCATTACAAGAAGCTACTGACTTGACACAAGGAGGTGCATTTGCAGATATTGTTGCGCCACCAAGAATGGAAGGCGACCCAACAGGACAAACAACAGCATTAGAACAACAAGCAGATGCTATTAGCCCAATACAAGAAGAAGTTGCAGCAACAGGTGGTATGCCTAGTATTTCTAACTTACCTCCTATAAATGTTGCAGCACCAACTAATAAAATGTCAGAACCTGTAACTGCAGGAATACCTATTGGAGCAGGGGATAATGGTGGTATGCCGATAGCTACAGATACAGTGGCAAATATTTTTAAAGCAGCGAAAAGAGTTATGCCTGACCCAATATGGGATGAGCTATTAGAAGCCGACTTCGACATAGGTTAATATGGGAGTATCAGGTAATTTCTTCTTACCTTCTCAGGTAAAACAAAACATTGCAAATAAAACTACTAAGAATGTTAGTGAGATTTCGCAATTTGAAAGAGCAATAACACCTGACTTAGCAGAAGCTATGCGTGATATGGCATATGCTTATCCGTCAATGGATAAACGTCTTGTTGCTTATTTACCATTAATGGGTTTAAAAGCAGATGACGAAGATACTTTAAAAATTGCACAAACACAACAACGTGCAATGGAAAAGAAACAACGTGTAAAAGTTAAAACACAAGTTAATCCATTTAGAAGAGGTGCGCAATTATCTTTCTTAGCAATGGATTCTGCTTTTCAAAATATATCAAGAAACTTTAAATCATCTGTTGTTGCTGCACAAGCTAGTGATACATCAGTGTCTAAAGCAGTATTAGGAAATACATTAGCAGGTATAGTACCTGGAGATAATTTAACAGAAACAATTAGAAAAACTACATTAGGTAAAGATTTTAATGAGAAATATAATTCTACAAAAGAAGCATATGGAGAAAATGAATTTCAACGTGTGCTTAAAGAAAGAGCAGAAGGCAGACCTTTAAACTTAGGTACTGGTATTTTGCCTAATTCAATAGCGTTAGAAGATACAGACGTATACAGTAAACAGATTAAATTAGGTAAGACACCAACAGAAGCATTTGAAGCTGCAGCAAAAGTTTATGGTAGACCAATTACAGAAGATTTTAGAAGAGATGAATACCAGTTTAAATACACAACAAAAACAGGTGAACGTATACCTATATCACCTGGTCGTGTAGTAGCAGCACAATTTTCACAAGAGGGTGATTTAAGATATGCTTTAGCTTCTACCATTATTGATGGTGCATTTAGATTAGGTGCAGACCCAATTAACTTATTATTAGGTTATGGTGGTGCAGCTAAGACAGCAGGTAGAAAAATTGTTTCAAAAGCTGAAGTTGCACAATATGTAGATGATGCAGCGTTTATGACTAGAGCATTACAAACATTTAAACCTACTAAAAAAGGTGCAGAAGCTAGACGTTTAACATTTGGTAAAACAGCAGAACAAGTTATGGATTCTAAATGGGGAGATAAATTTGTTGAGGCACTAGCACAAAATGATTCTGTTGCAAGATTAAAAGATATACCTGCATTAGGTAAGGTAGATGTAAAAGTACTTAACTTACTTACAAAAGTAAAAGATAAAAGTTCTATGAAAGAAATAGTAATGACACTGTTAAAAAACGGTGATTTATCTGACTTGATGGTTGCTCCATATTCAGGAACGTTTATAGGTAAAGAAATAGCTGAGGCATCATTTGGAACACCATTAACTAAATTACCTATGCGTCAATCTGTTGTTGCAGATATGGCTAATGAACTAGCAAAGAAATATGCAGGACAATCTGTAGACATTGCTCCACTTAGAAATACTATTGGTGCGTTATTAGGTAAAGTAAAAGACGACCCATTCAAAGGTGTTGTCGGTATAGGTGGTGCTTTAAAATATGCATTGCCACAAAAGGTAAAAAGGTTATTTGACTTAGCACCTAGCAGAATGGCATCAGTAAACCATATAGCTGAAACTATAGAAAACATTGATGCAATAATGATTACTCTAGGTGAAGATATAACTACAAGAGATTATTACATTCGTGAATTGTTAGAAGCAAGAAATCAAGATGATATAACACGTATTGTTAGAACCATGAATAAGCGTATAGAAATTAAAGTCAAACAAGATAATCCTGATTTAGCTGATGAAGATGAGTTAGTTAAAGGCGTAATGGACTTTATTAATAATGAAATAGTAGAAAAAAGAAAATACTTTTATGATGAGAAAGGACAACCTCTATCTTTTCCTGGTACTAAATTTAAGTATCGACCTGACAGAGTAGATGAACAAGGAAACATACTAGAAGCTACAGAGATAGCTGTACCTACAGCATTTTCTATTGGACAGTTTGCAGATAACTTTACACCACTAATTGA